CAATTTTCATCAAGAGTTGCTTTACGTTCAATCACGCAACCATGTTTGGTTGCGTAATATTTAATATAAAAGATTGCTTTAGAAAGTGATTTCATCTTTACCTCTTTCTTCTTTCCATTTAGCAAACTCTTTTTGGTCTTTTGCGTCTTGATCATTTTCAGCACAAATGCCATCAACAACTACTTGCTTTATTTTTTCAAGCCACTCGGTAGTGTCAATCATTAATAACTGTTTAATGACCTCTATTTTGAGATTGTTCATATTATCCCTTTCATTATTATTGTTAAACATGGGATATTATAACATATATCCCACGTCCAAGTCAAACGATTTATTGTGTGGATTGTTGGCTATCGTATGCCTTACGTAGAGCAATTTTTTGTTCTCTACTTTGCGTCTTGTTTTTAAGACTAGCCAAGTGATTTAATATATCTGTATTTGAAACTACAATGCCTTTTGATGTAGTTGCAAGTATATCAGTTTCAGATATGGTCAAACCCATTTTCTTCGCCATGTCGATTGATTGTTCTAAATAGACATGATCTCTTAAACCGCCTTTTAAAACTTTCATTTGTTCTAAAATAGTTTCTACCCATTTAGTATGTGCCATGATAAGTTTTTGTTTGGCTTGTTGCCAAGTCATCAAAATGGCAAACTCTTGTTGATCGCAATTAAGTTGTCTATCTCGACAATATTCTCGACCAATTAAATCGAGTTCATAATCATTGTTCCATTGTTTTGCGTATGAAGTATGATTTTCTCGACCACCATTTAGACCAAGTTCTCTTTCATTGGCAGTATCAACTTGTGTCCAATGAGGATTTGACGAATTTTCCTCGCCACTACCATTTCCCCATTTTTGTTCAACGTTAATATCTGGATTACATTTTTCACCCTTATTAACTTTGCCTTTTAACTCATCACGAAAATAAGCATAAGCAAAATCATTTTGCCTACTATTTTCACTTCCATTTATATTTCCATCTAAACGAAAATCGAAATGTTTTGTGATGTATTTATCCTTCATAATTGGTTTATCATTTTCGTCACGACTTTCTTCTTGTCCTTGATAACCAAAATGAAAGCAACTATCTTTTGCAATAGTGTCAACATTTTCAAACTTGTTTTGGAGATGATAAGCCATCTTAACATCTGCATCTGTATAATGTCGTCTAACTATTGATTTCGCAAGTTGCCAAGTTTTATCTTGGAGAGGTTTTACAGTTTCCCTCGCTTGTAGATAACCCTCACGTTCTTGCGTGTTCTCTTGTTCAAGATAAGGTCGCATAAATACATTAAGTATTTTTGCCCTATGTCCTTGATTGTTTCGTACTCTAGCCATTGTTTTGTCCTTTCAGTTAAAAATAAAGTTATATACCCCTTGACCACCTTTGTCTAGTAATATATAAGATATTCTATGATAATTTATGGAAGAAGTGGAAAGGAAATAATTAAAATGTTTGTAGATAGTATTTTATTTTATCCAATGTTATTTTTCATTGGACTAGCAATATTATTTCTATTCGATATTTAAGGCTCCAAGCTCTCAAGCCGCAAGCGGGTGGGCCCGCCCAATAAAGTATAAGAAAAAAAATTTTATAGTTGACAGGCCCAGGGCTCTGGGATATAGTGGGATCTTGCCCTCGTTTGATATTTTCCCGGTGCAATAAATTTGTGAAAGTATCCCGGTCCTGGGCGGCAGCTCAGGACCAGCGCTAACAACGGAAGGAAAAAATGAAAGAAATAATATATAAAGGAAAAAAAGTAAAAGTCCCGTTCGAGGATGCAAATTATAACCTGGACGGGGAGAAGGATGTAGTCATTGAAAATAGATTCGGCGGAGAGAAGGCCACAGTGCCTGGATACGCGGCAGCTGTTTATGATGTGATCATAGGATCTGAACAACTTCAGGACTGGGACCGGCACCGTAAGGGCCTGGACTGGTTCAGCCGCAACTTTCCAAAACAATATATGGTTCTACTTGATTAACAAAACATTCAAACAATTAAACGCTGAGCGCGCCGGATGGCGCGCCTGGCGCGCGAACCTGAGTCCAGGAAAAAAGAAAAAAAGAAATAAGTCTTCAAGCTCCCAAGCGGGTGGGCCCGCCCATAAAGAATCAGGGTCCAAGCAGGGTTGACAGTCTACAAGCTCTGGGATAAACTAGGATTATGAATAAAAAAATAACTATTAAATGGGGAACAGACAAAAACAAAACAAAAACCTACGTATTTAAAAATGATGAAGAATTAAAATTCTTTATGATGGGCGTAGATGAGGCCAATGGCTGGCTTGAGTATGAAATAGAAAATGAATGTTAAAAAAAGAAGCAAGTAAAATAACTGGCGGGCTATCAGCACCAGGCAAGATGCCAGAAGGCAGCTATAACCTGCCAGCTGTTGCATGCCAGACAGGCGCGAAGCTAAGGGAGGTCCCTGGCACACCGTGCTATGGCTGCTATGCCTTTAAAGGCCGATACAATTTTCCAAATGTTCAAGCTGCCTTAGCCAGGCGCCTGGACTCGTTAACACATCCGCAATGGGTCCAGGCAATGGCTGTACTCATTAAAGGAAAAAAATTTTTTAGATGGCACGACAGCGGAGACCTGCAAGGGCCCGAGCACCTTAAAAAAATTTTTGAAGTCTGCAAGCTTACACCGGAGACGATGCACTGGCTCCCGACGCAGGAGCGCAAGCTGTTACAGTATCTGGATCCGGCCATCATACCGCCCAATTTATTAATTAGATTAAGCAATGCAAAAAATGATACGAAGCCCGGCAGGGCCTGGGACCATTGGTCAACCGTGGTAACGACGCCGCGAGCTGGTCATGTGTGCCCGGCGCCTGATCAAGGCAACAACTGCGGCAGCTGTCGCGCATGCTGGTCTAGAGATGTTCATGAAGTCCAATATAAAATACACTAAATTTTTTCTAGGAACTGGACACAGGAATACAGTCCACAAGCTAAGGGTTCAAGCTCCCTTATTCCGGAGTCTACAAGCTCGGGGACCTGGGACCCAGAGTACAAGCGTACAAGCTGGTCCAGGGCACAAGCTACCAGGATAAAAGTATTTTTTTTATGCTGAATATGGAATGATATTTGGTGAGGAGAGAACCTCACAAAGTAGGGTTTTGTAGGGGTAGTAATTTTTAATTCAACAGTGAAAAAGTTCCCACTAGGAGCGTACCCCAAAAGATCAGGAGTGCCGAATAAAGCCCAATTTTCCAGCCTTGTCCACGTAATTCTTTTAGACTCATTTTTTAATTTTCTCCAAAGTTTGCGCTCACTAATTTTAAAAACAGGATCGCTTTTCACCACTACATCTATCTATAATTTCTTAACTACTTTGCCCATAACATGTCTGGGTTCTACGCATTTAAAAACTAATCGATGAGTCTCTTTATCAAATAATAATCTATTTTCAAGTAAACTAATTTCTGTAATATCCATAAATTTTGTCGGATATCCATCTGGTAGCTCCACTTGAACTCGGGCGCCTTGGACTACTGGAGATTCTAAGAACTTATCTAGTATTCTTCTGAATTCCTTTCCTTCTAACATATTGCACTTATAGGATATTTTATATAGAATGACAAGATTATGTCAGTCTCTAAACGATTAACCGCCATGCAGATCAAATTTGCTAATCTAATTGTATATGGTGTAGAAGGGAATCCCATTACTAAAACTGAAGCCTATAAGCTGGCAGGATACAATCCCGAAAGCCGAGAATTTTCAAAGCTCACTAATCCAAAGCACTACCCTCTGGTATGCGCTCACATCAGTAATCTCAGAGACGAAGTAAGGCAGAAATATGGCATCACCTTTGAGAAGCACTTAGAAGAACTGGGAAATATTAGAGACAGGGGTAAAAAAGACAATAGGAATCTAGCCGCTGCGGCTACAACTGAAATAGCTCGAGGCAAAGTAGCGGGATATTATATTGATCAAAAGATTATTAGACATGGTAAGATTGACGACCTCAATCTCGATCAACTCTATGAAAGAATGAGAACAATCAAAGAGAAGAACGAGAAAGTATTGGAAGCTAAAAAGCTTTTAAATTCTAG